CTACAAATTACTAAGTGCAGTCAAGGTCTTATTTGTTTCTAAAGTGCGCTTTTTATCTAACAAGTGAGCGTAGGTACTCAATGTAATATTTACATCAGCATGACCTAACCTTTCACTAACGTATTGAATTGCGATATCTTGTGAAAGCAAGAAACTGGCATGAGTGTGACGTAATCCATGAAAAGTTATTAGCTTACTGTCATTCTTTTTCAAATAGCGCCTTAATTGCTTATTTACGGCTGCATTAGTGGGCGGTAGACCTGTAATACTCTCAAAGGCATAAGTTTTACCAAATGTCCATTTTTGAACTGATTTCATGAAATCAGGTGGTAGGTCAATTATCCTATTTGAAGTTTTAGTTTTCGTGGCTTTGAAGTTTTGATCGTTAGCTTGCCAGGACTTATTGACATTAATTGTGTTATTTGTAAAATTAAAGTCATTTCTTGTTAATGCTGCCACTTCTGAATAACGAGCACCGGAATAAATAGCCAATAAAATCATATGAGAAGTTACAGCATCGCTATTCTCGATTTCTTTAATAAGCATTTCAAGTTCATCATTTTCTAAAAACTTCAAATCTTTGTCTTTACTGCTTTTTGAAGAAAACACTTTAATATTTCTTGAAAAATCTTTATTGATGAAATCTTCATCCACTGCGTATTTGATAAATGAACTTAGTATATTTTTGACGTGAGCAACCGATGATCTAACATGGTTTTTGCCATATTCATTTACCATCTTTTGAAAGTCAGAAGAATTGATTTCAGATAGCTTTCTGTCCGGCCATTCTGTTCTCAGTATTTTAGAAACTAGTCTATACCAGCCTTTGGTCTGCGTTTCTAAAAGGGGTTCCTTGAATATCGCATACCACTCGTCAAACATCTCAGCTATGATACCATCTCTTTTTGAAAGAGTATCATTTATTTTTTTGTTCTCCATTTCGATAGCCCAGTTTGTTGCTTCACGTTTTGTTTTAAAACCAGATTTCGTTTTTTTCTTAAATGAACCGTCTACTTTGATTGAAACACTAGCAGTCCAGTTTGTACCACGTTTATAGAATGATGCCATATAAAAAGCCTCCTTTAAAAAGGGGGCTTATATCTGTTATAATATTACAGAACGCCCCGTGCGTTTATATTTGGTATTTAGCACACCTTGTCCGGTCAAAGATTAGGGTGTGCTTTTTATTTGCTCATTTATTTATTTCGTTCATTGGTAACTTTTTTATTATGTTTTATTTCTCGCTCTTTTTCTTGTAGGTAATAAAATAAGGCAAATAGTGCTCCACAAATCAATATTTGTAACCAGTATTGATCTAAGAAACTGATGGCTGAGGTTATAATAACTAACAAAACTAACCATGGTATCAATCTAACCAATCCAGTTAGTGCACACCAGAATATTGCTACAAATCCAATAATCGCAAATATAAACATATAAACCTTCTTTCTATAACTATTATAAGTTACAGTTGTAAACTAGTGTTATAATTATCATAGTACAAGTCATTAAGTTCAGAAAGGAATATTCATGTTAAAAATCATAAACGAATATATGAATTTACCTAATGTCAAATTTGAGTACCAGCTCTTTATGGATCACTGGGTATTTTGGACAATTTTAACAATCGCTCTTGCATTAACCTATTTAAAGATTTCATTTAATAACAGAGGAATCAAAAACAAAATCCATAAATCTTAAACCTTTTTCAGTTATTCTGAAATTATAACTAACAGGAGCGCTTCCATATGTCATTCCTTGAACGTTAACCGACATTTCCGCAACACCGTAAGAAGATAGAAAGTTATAGGCTCCTCCGATTGACGAAAGAGTAAGATCGTCTGTTGTTTTTTTTAGTTCGATTAGATTTTCCATGTACTTAACAGGCATGGTTGTCAACAAATTTATGAACTCTTTTTCTTCTGATAATTCATCAGACTGAGAACGTACAATAGAATTTATAAGAGCTTGAGCAAATAAGGCTCTTTTTTCTTGCATTCTCGTTTTTTCGATTTCTTCATAGATCGTTTCAACAATCTCTTTTAAATCCTCGGAAGTAAAGTATAAATCGTCCAACTTTAATTCGAGTTTTTCAAAGCGGTCTTTTACTTCTTGCTGAAAACGAGTAAGGTTTTGGGCTCTTCGCTCTGACACGAACTCAGATATTCCTGTGCTAATGGGTTCACCAGCTATAGGAATAAAGTGCAATAATGCTAAAATTCCTGCTTTTCCAGCTGCTTTTTCAATTTCTTTAGTATCATCCTTCATAATGTATCTCCGGAGCGGTTTAGTGTGGTTGCCTGGCACATAAGAATTTCAATCAACTATTGTGACTTCGCCAAATATCTTTATTACATCGTTTTCTAGCCAAGAAGGGATTTGATAGTAGTTCATAAAATTAATAGGATTACTAGGTGCTTTTATTTTCATTAACATTTTAATTGCATTTCGATGCGCCAATAATTCTTCACCGCGCTTTCCATATTCACTGAATTGGTAAACTGCTTGCGCGTCGTGATCACCGTATAATATATGGCTAAGTTCGTGAGCTAATCGGTAGCAATAGTCAACGTTTACTTGAAAATTCATGTTCATTATGATTGCTTTATTTTTTATTAAAGCAGTATCAGGCACGTGGCTTAATAAATCATCGGCTAATATCAAAACAGTACCGCTATTTTTAGCTTTTAATTCAAGCGCATTTACTATGTCTGGATAAACGTAATCATAGCAAAATATTTTGTTCATTTATTCTCCTTTTCACGTAAGGAAATTATATAGCGAGCATAATCACGCAGCTTTTCTTTTTCAGATTCTTCAATTTCCATACCGTCAAAAGCTAGTATTGTTTCATCGTCTAAAATATCTACTTTTTTCTTTTGGCTTGAGCTTGTATCTTCATCAATCCCCAACAAATACTCTGTTGAAACACTAAGGGTGTCAGCTATTGCTTTAATAGCGGGGCCACTTGGTTCAACACCTTGATTATATCTGTATATTGCATTTTCACTCAACCCAGAAGCAATAGCTACTTGTTTCAGATTCATACCTCTAGTTTTTGAAACTTTTTTTATTCTTTCAAACGTTGTCATATCAGCATCCTTTGATAATGACGAAAATAAAATTACACAAAAACACACAAAAGTATTGAATTAAATAACACTATGTGTAATAATAAGTTCATCAAGTAATTGAGCAACAAAAAACAAACACTTGTAAATCTAACTTGGCGGTCTGATTACTAGGTGGTACACAATTTGTGGCTTATTTCGTATGCACTTATTTTACACATTGTGTAAATAATTGTCAATAACTTGATGAATAAATTACACAGGAGGTTACAGATGACAGAACTAGAAAGTGCTTCATCCAAAGTGAAAATAAAGTTCAAAGTATCTTTATTGGAACGGGGCATGAAGCAAGTCGAACTAGCAGAATTACTTGGTGTATCGCCAGCACAAGTTAGTAGAGCGTTGGCGGGAAATTCAACACCAAAGGATATTGAAATTCAAAAACGTGCAGCTAAAATTCTAGGACTTAAAGATATTTAGAAAGGAAGTGATCAGGTGTCCTTTGACGTAACAAAGAATTACTTGCAGAAAGAAATACAAGAAGAGCTAAAAGGCATCACCTCAGAAACGTTCAACAAATATTTTCGAAGCGATAGGAATTTTCCTAAACCGATTTTGGATACACCACGTAGAAAGATTTGGGACGGGCGAGCATTAGTATGGTACTTCGATAAGAAGTCAGGAAGGTAAATAACATGGAAGAAATTATCAAGATTAATCAAAACGATCAAGGCGAAGCGCAAGTAAGTGCCCGTGAATTGTATCAGGCATTGGAAGTTAAGAAACGCTTCAGTGCATGGTTTGAAACAAACGCCAAGCAACTAATTGAAAATGAAGATTTTACCAGCGTACTTTCAGGTACGGAGGTTCAAAACAACGGTGGTACACAATTACGTCAATTACAAGATTATTCATTGACGGTTGATGCTGCTAAGCAAATTGCGTTGATGTCTGGAACTGAAAAAGGCAAGCAAGTTCGTATGTACTTCATTCAAGTTGAAAAAGCATGGAACAGTCCAGACCAGATTATGGCACGCGCATTAACTATTGCGCAGATGAAATTGGATCGTAAAGATAACTTGATTGCTGAAATGAAACCCAAAGCATTGTTCGCTGATGCAGTTAGCGCAAGTCAAACAAGTATCTTGGTTGGCGAATTAGCAAAGTTGTTGAAACAGAACGGCATTGATACAGGGGCTAACCGATTGTTTACCTGGTTGCGGGAGAATGGCTATCTAATTCGCCGTAAGGGAACAGACTACAACATGCCAACTCAAAAGAGTATGGAAATGGGATTGTTCGAAATCAAGGAACATAACCACATCAACTCAAATGGGGTAAACGTAACAACTAAGACACCAAAGGTAACTGGTAAGGGACAGCAATACTTTATTAATAAGTTTTTGCAAGCAGCATAAGGAGAACATAACATGTGGTTTTTACAAGTAATAGCAGTAGCAATCGTGCTAGGCGTAGTTTTCGTTGGTGGCATGATACAAGGTGAGTCACAAGAGCGTGAGCATCAACGTAATAAGCACCGTTTGGAACGCATGGGTGGTATAGATGAGAGTAACAAATATTTGCGGGTTAAATAATGGAAAGAATAGCTGACGCATTAGGTGATACCTTAATTGAATTTAGAACAAATAAAAAATGAATCCCATAAAACATGAGATTCATCCAATTCAGATATTGGTGTCGCTAATAAATTGTTTAGAGATGTTTATGTGAACGAACGCTGATAACAGCATTCACTTCAGGATAAATGTCTGTGTGCACAAGATTTAATTCTTCCTCAAGCGCATTCGCAGTATTGGCAACATCGACTTGGTTGAATTGTGATAAACAGAATCCTGTTTCTCCTTGTTCAACTTTATCCTTAATCATATCGGCGATTTCTTTCTTAAAAGCCATATGAAAACCCCCTTGGTTCTTTTACTTAGCTGATGAGCTAGTAATTTAACGATACCACTTTATCGATTTTTAAACAAAAAAAGCAATCACGAAGGGAAATAAGTGATTGCCGGTAAAACATAAAAATTATTCGAATAAATTTTATGTTTTCAGTATACCAAAAAGAAAGGTAAAAGCAAATGGTAGTGACATTACCTGAACCATATAAACCACGAAATGATTTTGAGCATGATTATTTTGAGGGAAAAGAAGCCGTTCCGTTTCACGATAAATGTTTGTATGTTTATGCATTAAACAATACAGATGAAGCAGAATTTATGTGGATGACTTATGAAGAATTGCAAAAAAAATGCTACTTCGTTTACGTGGTCAAAGTCGGAATGAAAGAAGTTGTTTGTGCCGGTGAAGCACTTGGCACGTATTTGGAAAAGAACTGCCTAAACGGTGTATACAAAGGAATATTAACGCCTTATAGCACTTATGGCGAAGAAGCAATTAAAGAATTGGAGTGGAAGTAATTATGGCAAATGAAATAACAATTATTGATGACTTTGGTCAAAAGTTTGGATTAAGTATTATGACTGATGATACTCAGTTAAAGCAGTTAGATAACGCAACGTTTGAAGATTTAGTGTATCTGATCAAATATTTAAAAAACGGTATTAAAAAGACTGATGCGGAATTGAAAGCACGTTTAGATAAAGGCGCTCAATTCAAGCACATCAGTTATGGAGAAAGTAACAAACAGTCATTGGCGCAAGATGATGAAGCTCTCAAGAAAGCATTTGTTAAAAAATATGGCTGGAAAGCAGTTGAGGTCAAAACACCCACTAAATTGAAGAAAGAATTCGGTGAGGCTATCCAGGAAGATTTGGATAAGGTCGTTGTTCATGAGACTCAGAACAGAGTCAAGTATGACTAATGGAGTTTTGAGATGAAAGAGCTTATTGAAATACAAAGTAAATTAGAGGCTCCTAAAGGGCAATACAATACTTTTGGAAAATATGCATATCGCAGTGCAGAAGACATTTTAGGGGCAGTCAAGCCATTGGCTACAGAACAGAAAGCATCAATAACACTCAGTGATGATGTTGTTCTTGTTGGTGACAGGATTTACATGAAGGCTACCGCAACAATCACTAACGAAGCGGGTGAGAGTTTCAGCACAACGGGTTTCGCTAGAGAATCCGAAAATAAAAAAGGCATGGATGATTCACAAATATCTGGTAGTGCCTCGTCGTATGCGAGAAAGTATGCACTAAACGGACTGCTAGCTATCGACGATACAAAAGATGCAGATAGTAACGAACAAACTCAACAAACAACAAAAGCTACTACCAACACACAGAGTAATAACAAAGCTAAACAAAAGAACCCATTGCATAGTGAGTTTGGAAAACTAGCAAAGAAAATTGAATCAAAAAACAATGTTGATGAACAACAAGTTTACTCAATTATTTCTGGTCAATTTGGATTGCAAGTAAATGAGTTTATGGACTTCGTTAAATTGAACGAGCAACAGAAGCAAACAATTATTAATTTCATGAGAAATTCGGTTTCATAAAAAATATGACCCGATCATCGTCACTAAACTGATTAACCCAGTGAAAAGAGTTTAAGTCGCTCGATTCGTTGATGTTCATTCGTATGATGACGATGTGGCGTAACCACACGAAAGGGTGTGAAGCCCAAAGGAGGAAATGTGGCAGATAACAAAAAGTATTATTATATCCGCCTGAAAGATAGCTTCTTTGATAGCGATGAAATAAAACTATTAGAAAGTATTCCAAATGACGGATATAAGTTTTCAAATATTCTTTTAAAAATGTATTTAAAAAGTCTCAAGTATAACGGTCGTCTAATGTTTAACGATAGAATTCCTTTTAATTCTGAAATGTTATCAACCGTGACAGGCCATAGCGTGGGAGACATTAACAGAGCCATCGACATGTTTAAGAAGTTTGGATTAATTGAAGTTTTTGATACCGGTGAAATTTATATGCTAGACATTCAAAGTTTTATTGGAAAAACAACAACAGAGGCTGATAGAAAGCGTTCTTATCGTAAAGAAATTGAAGATAAAAAAGCAATTGGGACAAATGTCCGACAAAATTCCGACAAATCTATACAAGAGATAGAGATAGAGAAAGATATAGATATAAAGAAAGAGATAGATGTTGTTGACGACGAACAAAAAATAAACAACGACGACAAATCAAAAGCTTATTCCGCTCTGGTCAATATTCTCGAACAAAATGGATTCGGAACGATTGGCGGATTAGTATCAACCGACATCAACAAAGAGTTAGATGATTTTGCTGAAGCTAATAATGGTAATTATCGTGAAGCATACAGCGTTATCTTACAGGCTATTAAGATATCAGTTGGCAATGGTGTATGTAAGTTTAAGTATTTGTGGAATGTAACTAGAGACTGGTACCAAAGAAAGTTGTTCACTTTGAAAGATATTGAGGCATCTGAAAAGAAACGTGATGATGAAAAATCTAAAAATAAGCAACGCAACTATAATGGCAGACCACAACGAGTAGAGCCACAGATGATAACAGAACAAGTAGCAGAGTCGAATGTTGACGCGTCAGATGTTGCTAAGGCGCTTGCTGAGTTAAAAGACATGGGCATAAAAACAAAGTTGGAGGAGTAAAGAATGTCTAGAGAAATTAAGTTTAGAGCGTGGGACAAAGATGAAAAACAATATATTGATGTTTCAAGGTTCGACATTTCTCCGTATGACGGGGCTGTAGTTGACTTAGGTGGTTATGAATATCATGAAGCGGTTCTCGAACAATACACAGGAATAAAAGATTTTAACGGTGTTGATATTTACCAAAATGATATTGTACAACCCATTCAATCATATCAAGGTGTTCCAAACATGAAACCGTCTAAAAGAGGACTGCCTATGGTTGTTAAATCAGGAGATTATGTTTACGGAAAGTGGATTGCTAAAGAAGTTCAAACAAGTGGTTTTGGAGTATGCGATTATCATTTTTCGGAAGAACTACAAGTAATCGGAAACATACACAAAAACCCAGAACTGTTGGAGGAGTGAGGAAATGACATTTGATGAAGCGTTGAATGAATTAGAACAGAGAACAATTTGGAGCGGTGAAATGCGTGACTTATTAGAACAGTTACGGGAAGAATATGCGCCAACTGTTGAGATGCCAGCTGAAGGGAAAAAATATTTTGACAGTGCAAAGAAATATCCAGATGAACAGCTATTTGATTCGTTTGCAATCTTTGATTCTAACAGTAAACGTGAAATGCAAACCATGCTGGGGACTGATGACATTCGTGGTCTAACAAACGGTTATCAAACAATGGCTGGATCATTTGCAAAAAATAGCGAAAGTACTGATGAAATCATGAAAAAGTATACTGTGCCATTTATGCAAGCATGGCTACACCCAGAAACAATCAAGGTAGTTGACGAATAGTGACTGAATTATTTGGACAAGTGAATAAGCTAGATCCAAACAAAGGGTTAGTCACATTGCAAATGAGCGATGATGATTTGCGCACATTGCAGAAGTATCACGCAACTAATCAGCAACAAATTCTGTCAATTATAGTCAGTGATGATAATGAGCCGACACCAAAACAGCGTAGATTTGCGTTTGCGCTACTTAATGACATTTCGTTGTCACAAGTAGGTGGAGCATGGTTAGAAACCGTAGAGAGTACGAAAAGGCACTTTTACGGCACGTACGAGTATTACCATGGCTTAGACTTTGGCGAATTTAGCCTGAGTGCAGCCAAGGGCAACAAGTCGGACACAAACGAGTTTATCAACATGCTATTAGATTATGTAGTTTTGCATAACATCAGCTTGAGTGTGAAACCGTTGAATGAATTAGAACCACAGGAAATAGCGCACTGGGAATATCAGTGTCTGATGAACAAGTGTTGTGTGATATGCGGCAAGAGACCGAGTGATTTGCACCATTTAGAGACGATTGGTCAAGGTGTAGACAGGCGCAAGACTAACCATTTGAAACACAGAGCCGTGCAATTATGTCGTATCCACCATCAGGAGGCGCACTCCTTAGGAATTGAGACATTCTTACAGAAATACCACCTGACAGGCATCAAGATAGATGAGCGCATAGCAGAGGTTCATAGATTAAATACCAGATAGACAATAACAAGCGTTTTAAGGCGTTAAACGCTGTTTATGTACAAATACTAAACAACATTTAAAACGTCAAATAGGACGGTTTCTGTGGACGTGAAAGCAAATGAAAAGGAAGGACTATGGTAACAAAGATAAAGCCAAAAGCAGAAAGAATTTGGGCATTGTTCAAAGGTGATGAATTTATTGCAGAGGGAACACCTAGAGAAATTGCTAGAAAGACGGGTAAAAAATTTGACCATTTAATGTTCATGACACGTCCGTCTTATGTCAATAGATTTGTATCTGACAAAAAATACAAAACCAAAGGGAGGTTAGAAATGGTCGAGTTAGAAGATGACTAAAAATAAAATTTGTTTCAATATCGAGCAGTACCGAGATAAAACTTTGAATAAGTATATAAATGCAGAAAGAACGAATAGATATGCGGGTTCTAAACTTAAAAAGATAGGTACTCTATATGCCAAACGCATAGTCGAGCAAGCAATGGTAGATGGCATTATATTTAATTGGCCTTGTAAATTGAAATTTGACTGGTACTTAGCAGACGGACGAATTGACCCAGATAATTGGGATTTCATAAAAAAATTCATATTTGATGGCATGCAAAAGGCTAATGTTCGAGGGGTGACGTTTTTAGGGAACGACAATATCAAACACATCAACGGATATGATCATGATTTTTATATCGACAAAGATAACCCGCGATTGGAGATATACGAACTGGAGAAATAATAATGACAAACTATGCAGCTGAATTTTGTGACAAGGAAAGAAAATTCGGATTTGACAGGGCTGCCGAGTGGATGCAGTCAAAATTAAAAATAGAACCAGGCGGTGAAAATTCAAGCCACTGGAGCGATAAACAAACGGAAACATTAATTTCTATGCTTGATGAAGGTAAAGAATTCAGGGCAATTTCGAACGCGATTGGTAAAACCACTGTTCAAATATATGCCAAGCGCAGAAAGTTAATTGAAAAAGGGATCGTGAAAGCGCCAGAAGAAACCCCGTCAGAAGCCAAGCAACAACGAGTAGCGAAGTTTAAACAGTTGACGAAAGCTGGCGTTACGGACGTTCATGAAATCGCTAAACAAGCTGGCTGTAATGAATCATCGATATATGGTTATGCCAAAGAAATGGGTTATGACATTAATAAAGGTAAGGTAATTTTATGAGAAAACTACAAATCACAGGACTAACAATATCTATCTTGTTAATGCTAGTTAGCGTTATCGCGGGAGTGTTCATGGTTATCAATTTTGAATTAGCGTTGACATACGTAATTATATTTGGTCTTGATGCAGCTATGTTTTATGTATTTATAAGGAAGGGCGATTAATGAACGAATGGCACAAGAAATTCACAGTCATTGAAATGCTTTATAAGTGTAGATAGGCTAATATTAATAATTGAATGAAAATACCAAATACCGAAATAATTTTGGTACCGTGACTATGGATAAAAAATCCAATTATTAAAGTAATTGATAAGAAAAAAATCATTGAATATATCAAAATGTAAAGTATAAGTTGTGTCATATATATTAAATTTACCTTTTATTTTTTGGTAATTATATCATTAAAGGGAGCGGAGCGTGGCAGATAGAATAGACAGATACCTAAGTGACTATTATTCAGGTGTAATTGATATGCAAATTAAGCTACGTAAAATCGAATTGCAGACACCTGAAACTATTGATGAGAACATTGGCGGTGGTACTGCTCAAAACAAAGAAAACCGAGTTCTGGATAATCAGCTAATCATTGAAGAGAGCGATTATTCGTTACAGTCCTTTATCCGTGACAAGTGGTGTATGTCTAACTTTTTGAAGATACTCACTGAAGAAGAAAGGGCCATGTTGTCCTTGCGATATGATCGTAGACGCAAGCGTAGTTGGAATCAGGTAGCTAGAATACTTTCTAAATCAGAGAGCCAGTGTCATAGAGATTTGCAGAAAATTAAGCAGATATATCGAAAGTCGGTATTTGCTTATCAGCCTGTGGATAACTCGGAGTAGCGAAAACATGCGAGTTTTTAGACAGTTTTTGACCTAAAAACAGTGTGATAATTGTATTGTTGATAATTATCAATCGGGGTTATCGCACCAAACAAAAGCGACGTTACACACGCTTCGGAAAAAGCCACTGTGTATGTAAAAATACGATAGGTTGGAATATCTATCATTATTGGTTTTATAGCTCAAATAGTAGAGCGCTGGAGTGAAGCCCCAGAGAATGCGGTGCGATACCGTGTGAAACCATAGAGGGTTGTGCCCTCCAGCCTGACGAGGCTTGAAATAATACGTATCGGTTATTGCCATGGTTGCTAATTCAATTGAAAGCGACTTTATACTAGTTAGGTGATTTCTGTGGGTGAATGTAGTTCACTTGGTTGAGCTGGCTGTCGTAAAGGACGTTAAATATACGTTGGTTCGAATCCAACCATTCACATTGCGGTCACTCGCAAACACAACTTAGGATAATGACATTTGCCTGTCTTTATCGTACATAACAGCACCTTAACGGGTGCTTTTTTATTGGAGCTAAACATGGATGAAGCAGAGAAGAAACTACGCAAGAGACGTAGACATATTAAACAGGCGACTGATGTTAATCGCAAGCACGCTGACATGATGAAAACAGAGAGCATTGCACGGCATAAGCGCTCACGTATTCAGGTTAGGTCAGAAGTGTTGGAGAACAGGCAGATTGACTACAAGAGTCACATGAAGTGGTTAGAGAATTAATGGTCTATAACGTACTATGATGTGAACAACATTTAGGAGAATAGATATGGCATTCGCAAGAGAAGACGTTAACTTTGAAAACATTAAGCGTGAAGCAGATGTGGAGACGTTAGTTAAAAACATGGTGCAGACCAACAACATGATCGCTTATTTGAAAGATGAACAGTTTGAAATGCGTAATGAGATAAAAAGGCACGATGAAACTATCAGCAAGCTCAAAGATGATATTCAACTTCTTGAAAAAGAGAAGAGATGGAACATGTTATGGCGTAATAGATTGGATGCCAATATAGATAAGACGCAAATAGTTTTGGTTATCTTATTTTTATTCAATGTTTTGTTTACTTTTTTCATGAGTAGATGAGCTAATGTTTTAGTTACATGAGCCAATCTCTATAGTATAATTACTGCTATCGGAGGTTGGAGATGTTCAAAAATTTTACTACGGAAAACTGGTTGACGCTTTGGTCAATCGGAGCGCCTGTAATTATTTCGTCATTCAGTTTTTTAATACATTTATATGTGAATTTTGTTGATGAACGAGAAAAAAATAGACCTATAATATTTGTTTCATTTCACAAGTACCATGAAAACGGTTTTTTGAATACCGAGCTTAAAATTAAAAACTATGGTATCAGTGTGGGATGGATAAAAAATATTGAAATATCGCCATTCTTTGAATCTGAAAAGGATAGTAAATCATTAGATCCAAATAGATTTACTAAATTCAAAAATTTTCCGTTAGCGCCTCATCAAGAAATTTCTTTTTTGATAGCAGTTGGAGAAGAGGCTGCTATCAAATATGTAGAAGATAGACAATTTATAATAAAATATGAAGCACATTTCGCTACAAAGATTTTTAGTAAAAAAATGTATATAGACAATTATTCAATTGATGAGATAAATTATCCAACAACGTTAAGCGAAGGAAATTATACCGAAGAATACCGACTTAAAAAAATAAATGATAATATAATTTCCAATAATAAAATTATTGAAAAAGTGGTCAACAAGGGTATGTCTGAATAAATTAAATAATATAGAGGCGTATAAGCGCTTTTTTATCTTATAGTGAATGAGGAGAAAAAATATGTGGATTATTAATTACGAACATAAGCCATTTGGTTTATCCGGTTCACCAGTGGGAACCGCAAGAGAAACATATAATAACGAGGTTGATTTTAGAAAGGCATTAGGCGAGCTGTTCATCAATGCAAACAATCGTAGTATTTTTCGTCTTCGGTATCATTACGAAACAGAAGAAGAAGTTGTTGGTAAAATCTAATTTCTAATCCGACACACGCCTCTCTATAGTATAATCATTCTATTGGAGGTTAGAGATATGAAAGAATGGGAAGATGAAATACAAGTAAAAGCTCAATACATTTGGGAAAATCATAAAGTTGCATTGTTGGTATTTATACTAGTGTTTCCACTAGTAATTCAAATTATATTTAGTGTTTTTAATATTATAGCTGAGATAGAGTCGTGGAATTTTAAGTTTCCTGATTCATCTAATTGGATTGGTTTTTGGGGTAGCTATTTAGGTGTAATTCCATCTGGACTGATAGCTTTTGGGGTTGCGAGATATCAAATAAACCAAGATCGAATATTAACGGACGAAAGACAAACTAAAGATAAATTGGAGTTTAGAAAACGAGAAGTTTTGACAGAAGCAAAAAGTATATTTTTAGAATTTAAAAAAATGATTCCAATTTATAAAGAACTTGAATACGCTTCGACTATTCAAATTACCGATGAAAGCGACCATACACAAGTATCAAATTTTTTATCATATTTTACAGACAATTATTTTAAAATCTTGAATGATAATATGGAAAAGTTGAAATTTGAAGTTGATGCTTTTGATATTCTTTATAAAGAAGAGCTTAAAAGCTACGACATTAGTGTAGAAATTATTCCTGATATTTTGAAAGACATTATTAAGTTAAATAATGATTTAACCGCATTATCTTATAAAAAAAGATTCAACGATGGTGAATATATTCACGCTACATTGAACATATCTCAAACGGGTATTGGGCCTGTTATCATTGGAGAAATAAGCGATGTTGATTCACATAGAATAGTTTTGAATATTTTTGATATGCAGAAACAATTACTAAACTGTATTGAGTTTTTATTTAATAATATTAAGAATAATATTGATAGTGACTTGAAGGAAAGCGCATAAGCGCTTTTTATTTTGCACTAAAACATTGAAAGGAGGTGCCTTCAGTGACGACATTAGATTGTATTATCGTAGGAATATTGAGTGCGTTTGATATGGTGCTATTTACTTCGTTAGGAATGTACATATGGTATGAGTACCATGGCTAGAGTTAGACGCTGCAAAGCCATTGATTGTTTCAACATGGTTGAGTTGCCTAAACATCATTGTGCCAAACATGCAGACCAAGAACGTGTGTATGTTCCTAGAGATAAGCAAGCGACACACAGATATAATACAGTGACACGCAATCGTGATGATACCAAACGTGGTCAGTACAACTTTTACCGAACAATGCAATGGGTTAACCTAAGGCAACGAGTGTTAGATGAACAACATTACTTGTGCCAATATTGCAAGTGTGACGGTGTAGTCAAGCAAGGTAAGACAGTAGATCATATCGTGCCAGTTGAAGCATCCCCAAATGACAAGGCAGACATGGCTAACCTCGCAGTGACGTGTAGTAGGTGTCATACATTGAAAACCAAGTGGGAACAATCCTATTACGGCACAGGTAAAGACAATCAGTTGAAGCATGTTAGTCCTGTTAGAAGTATTGCAATGATTAATAAGTTGATGAAAGGAACATAGAGAGTGGTAACAAATAAACAACTAAGAGAAAGACTTCTTATAAGTAAGCTTAACTTACATAAACCTATAATAAACTTTGCAGTATGTATTGATGAGTATGGTAATAAAAATTTTAGATTAGCCAGCGTTACCTATTCCAATCAAGAGAGAAAGGGTGAAAAATTTAGGAATGTAACGAGCGCTAATTGTTCATAAAATTGTTTTTAAGATGTTTTAAACAGATCTCGCTTATTGACACCAAAGAAAGATTAAAATGCAAAATACCCCCGCCCTTGTTCTTCAGATTAAAGAGCGCACACATATCGTCGTCTTGTAAAAATGTTGAATTTTGAAATTTTTAAGGTAGGGGGGGCTTGACAAGAAAGGAGGTGGTTAAGCGTTGGTTAAAAAAGTTGATAAAGATGTTAACGGCGGGCGTTTAACGATTACACCTCCGGCCTACTTAGGACAGCAAGCGAAGGTGATTTGGCGTAAAGTTGTGCCTTTTTTAGAAACACAAAGTAGTGTCAATCGCATTGATTCTGGTTTAGTAGAAATGTATTGTACCCAATATGAAATCTATAGAAATGCTTACAAACATGTGCGAGAAAACGGAGAAGTACAAGCGATTTATAAACCCGTTCAAGATTTTGAAGGAACCGTAATCGACAAAACGTTTCAGGGATACAAACGTAATCCTATGACAAATATTTATAGCGATTCCTTAAAGAACTTAGCAAAGATAGGGTCAGAATTAGGCCTATCGCCAAAGAGTCGATCGGAGTTAATGGAATTAAGTGGGAATGACAATAGTGATGAAAGTTCAACGTCCCAAATGAAGGAGTTCTTTGCTGATGAAGAAGATTGATTTAACAATAAGCCATGATGTTATTGGCGTCTATCATTCACTTGATTTTTCAGACATAAGGATGCGCTACCACGATGAGGGAACGGAATATGCTTTTGATGTTTTAGACGGAAAAATTGAACAAGGCTACTTTATTAAGTTGGCATCATTTAGACATTTACGTGACTTACAAAGGCAAGGGGATGATGATTTTAAATTTCATTATTCTGTTAAGCAAGCCAAAAACATTCTTAAATTCGCAAGCATTTGCCCTAATGTTGATACAGGCGAACCTACAGAGTTAATGGATTGGCAAAAGTTTATCTTAGCTCAAATGATAGGTTGGCGAAACGAAGATGGTGGTAAAAGATACAGCCGTGTGATTGTTTCTGTGTCACGTGGCCAAGGTAAAACATATATGATGGCCATCGTTCAAACATATTCATTCTTGGTAGAAACTATTGGACTTGAAAACCAAGATTTCTTAGTTGCTTCAATTAATTTTAAGCAAACAAATAAATTGTTTGGATACATCAAAAGCATGATGCAAAAACTAATCAGCAAGCCACCCTTCAAAACCTATGCAGAAGAAGTTGGCTTAATGATACAAACTGATCAGATTATTATGAAGAAAAAGAACAATGTAATGCGTGCTATTTCTCATGAATCAGGCCAGTATGATAGTTTCCACTTCACGACTGCTATTGTTGATGAAATAGGCGAAATCAAGAGTCGTGATAAGATATCTAAAATCATATCAGGACAGGTTAAGGTTAAAAATCGTCAATTTATTCAAATATCAACCTCATACCCAGATCCAACCGTTCCATTTCATGAAGACCAAAAAATGATTCAACAAGCTATGGAACAAGATTGGAATAGAGATGCTGATAGCTATCTGGGGTTGATATGGGCTAATGATAGTCTTGATGAAACATTTAAGCCCGAAACTTGGATAAAAAGTAACCCGTTGCTTAATTTGGAAAGCGAACAGGCTGTTTTACTGCAAGGATTAGTAGATAAAAGAGACAGTGATTTGTTAGCTGGAACCATTAGCGATTTTCAAAATAAAAACTTGAATATGTGGTTACAAGAATCAACAAATAGCTTTTTAAAGTTATCAGATGTTGAGCGTGCAATTACTAATAGGTTTGAAATTTATGGGAAGCAAGTATACATAGGCTACGATTACTCAATGTTTAGTGACAATACAGCGATTGCGTTTGTTTATCCTTATCTCGATAAAAATGGCAACAAGCGATGGCATATTCAACAACATTCGTTTATACCTTGGGAAAAAGCGGGTAGTATTGAAGCGAAAGAGAAACAAGATGGTATTAATTATCGTGAGTTGGCTAAAATAGGTTACTGTACAATCACATCACACCCTCAAGGGTTGATAAATGATGACCAGGTTTATCAATGGTTATTAAATTACGTAGAAGACAACGGATTAGACGTTGTCTTTTTTGGTTATGACGCATGGGGTGCTACGCCAGCTATCAAACAACTTGAACTAAATACATCTTGGAACTTAATGGCAATTAGGCAACGAACCAGTGAATTGAAAGACCCCACTAAGTTTTTGCAATCTGCTTTCGTTGAAAGTTCAATCACACGGCTTGATGACAAAATAATGGAAAAAGCGTTGTTGAATGCACAGGTTATCGAAGACAAGATAGGCATTCAAGTTGATAAAGCAAAGGCAACGCTCAAGATTGATGTTGTGGATGCCATTATTAATGCCCTATATCAAGGGATGATACATTTTGAGGATTATTCAGATGTGAATGACCCAGAAAAGCAAATTGAACGAATGACACCGCAACAGAAACTAGACTGGCTACTTAGTGATGAAGCCGGATTGATGGGAGATGAATTATGATTTTTAAACAACTATTACCGTTACTTTGGCGAATATTTGACTTGTTATGTTATTTAGCAGCCTTGATTACGATTAATTGGGCAATGTTTAGCTTAAACCAGATAGCAGGTGGCGTTACTTTAGCGATTTCATTCGCTATTACAGGCCTAGTCAGTGAATTAATTGCTAGTAACACACCGAAAGGGGGTGATTAATATTGCCATTATTTAGCCCACGCTTTACAAACAGCTTAGATGTGGGAGGTGGTAACGAAATTAATTTTGACGATCCTGAAATTGTGAACTTTTTGAATCCGATAGGTAAAGATGATTACGTGAGTGCAGATGTTGCGTTGCGTAATTCAGATATTTACTCTACAATTTTTCAATTAAGCGCAGATTTAGCCTCATCAAAGTTAATTACTGATAATTCGCAGAATCAGAGTATGTTGAATAATCCAACGACTTGGACGAACGGACATAGCTTTTGGCAAGCGGTGTATGCTCAACTGTTGCTGGGTGGTGAAGCCTTTGTATATCGTTGGCGTAATCGCAACGGAATAGATATCAGATGGGAATATTTGAGACCTAGTCAAGTTAGTGTTTTCCCACTAAATGATTATTCTGGATTGTATTATAATGCTACCTTTGATTCGCCGTTAGTCGGTATCAAGCAAAGCATACCGTCAAGTGACATGATTCATTTTAGACTGCTGAGCCAGAACGGTGGTGCAACCGGAATCAGTCCACTGAGATCATTGGCTAGCGAGTTAAAAATTAAAGATTCATCTAACAAGCTAACTATCAATGCTTTAGCAAAATCTGTTTTGACACCTGGTATTTTGGAAGTTGACGGCGGTGGATTAATGCAAGCCAAGCATAAATCTGCTTTATCACGTCAATTTATGAACCAAATCAACAATTCCAATGGTGGACCCGTTGTAATTGACAAGTTAGAAACCTATACACCACTTGAAATCAAAGGGGATGTATCCAAATTACTTGCTCAAACAGATTGGACTTCAAAGCAAATTGCTAAAGCCTATGGCATACCTGATTCAGTTTTGAACGGACAGGGTGACCAACAAAGCTCATTAAAAATGATAGGCGGTGATTACGCAAAAGCCTTAATGAGGTTTGGACGTTCCATCACTGGTGAATTATCAAATAAACAATCATCCTCTGTTGATATAGACATTAAACCGGCTATTGACCCAGTAAATGATGATTACACCACAAATATAAACACATTTAAGCAAAGTGACACACTGACAGCAGCTGAGGCAAAGTGGTTACTTAAGAAGACGGGGTATCTACCACCTGATATGCCAGATATTCCTGATACTACAATAGAAAGGAGTGAAGATATTGACCAAGACAATTGATATTAAAGGCACGGTTGTTGATGATGAAACTGCTGCGTTTTATAGTTTCTTTGGTATTCCCAGTGCTTCACCAAGTGCGGTTGCTCAAATCCTAAACAATGGGGATTATGACGATGATGTTGAAGTAAATGTCGCTTCAAATGGCGGAGATGTATTCGCTGCAAGCGAAATATTTACACTTTTGAAATCAAATAATGCTAATGTAACTGTAAATATTCAAGGATTAGCAGCTAGTGCAGCAAGCGTTATTGCAATGGCTGGTGATACGGTTAAAATATCGCCGACAGCTCAAATTATGATTCATCAGGCTGCTAGTTATGGAAGTAGCGGTGTGGGAGGCAATAAAGATGACTTAGCCAATGAAATAGCTGATTTATCGCATGAGATTGATGTACTAGATGGCATTGATAAGTCGATTGCCAGTGCTTATGAATTTAAAACAGGTATGCCACAAGGCGACTTGCTTAATATGATGGCTCAAGAGACGTGGATTGGCGCGCAGGAAGCTGTTGATAAGGGTTTTGCTGACGAAATCATGTTTGTTAACGAAAAACAGGCGGCATTTTCTAACGCAACAGCTAATATTGTGCCTAAATCAGCCGTTAACAAGCTGCTTAATCTACTGAACAAGTCCGAAAAGACTGCAAAACTAGAAAATGAAGTAAAAAATAGTCAACCTACTAGCGATTTAAAGCAAAGTAAGTTGGCTATTTTATTAGGGAAAACAAAGGAGAAATGACTAACATGCCAGTAAATATTAACGATTTAAACGAGAAATGGGTGAATTTGGGACAAAAAGTCTCTGATTTACAAAATCAAGCACGGCTCATGGTTGATGATGATGCTACTTCTGCGGAGGATGTTGCCGACATTCAAACAAAGATTACAAATGCGATCGCTAAGCGTGACTTAGCACATGAAAACTTGGTGCAAGCACAGGCAGAAAATGTAGTTGATGATAACGTAGAGCCAACGCCAGAATTAACGTCAAAAGAAAACAACTTGAAGAAAAAGTTCGTTGATAATTTTAAAGGCATGATCAAGGGTATTCCCAGTGTTGTTAACCAGATTGACTCAAGCACTGATGCAGACGGTAACGCTATTGGTTTGACTATCCCGCAAGATATTCAAACAGCTATCCATACGCTTGTTCGCCAATATGATGCTTTGGAACAATACGTCAATGTTGAATCAGTATCAACCTTGTCTGGTTCACGTGTTTATGAGAAATGGTCTGATGTTACACCATTGGCAAACTTGGATGCAGATGATGAAACCATCGGTGATAACGATGACCCTAAGTTGGCAATCGTTAAATTTCTTATTAAGCGTTATTCGGGTATTTCAACTGTAACTAATACATTGCTGAAAGATACTGCCGAAAACATTTTGGCATGGTTGTCATCATGGATTGCTAAAAAGGTTGTAGTTACTCGTAACAAAGAAATTATTGCTGTAATGAACGCTGTTCCAAAGAAGCCAACTGTCGCTAAGTTTGATGACATCAAGGATATGGTATCAACTGCCGTTGATCCTGCTGTTGCCACTACATCATTCTTCTTGACTAACGTATCAGGATTGGCTGTCTTGAATAAGGTAAAGGACGCAATGGGAAACTATTTGCTACAACCAGATCCTACACAGTCAGATGTAAAAGTTATCGATGGTAAGCAAGTCAAAGTTTTGGCTGATCGTTGGTTGCCAGATGTTTCAGGTTCACATCCATTGTACTTTGGTGACTTGAAGCAAGCTGTCACATTGTTTGACCGTCAACAAATGTCACTGTTGTCAACAAACATTGGCGCTGGCGCTTTTGAAAAAGACTTGACTAAGATTCGTGTCATTGATCGTTTCGATGTTGAACCAACAGATACAGAGGCTTTTGTTGCTGGTTCATTTAAGGATGTCGCCAACCAAACAGCTAACTTTGCTGCAGCTGCTTCAGCAGGTGGTCAAGGATAATCAAATTTTTAACTCGCTTTGGAAATAAACCGTTCACGCAAGTGGGCGGGTGTTAGGAGGTTGCATGACAGTGACTTTAGATAATTTAAAAATATCTTTGCGAGTTGATTCTACGGCTGATGATGATTTGTTAAAGGGATATATATTAGCAGCGACCAACTACATTAAGAATGCCATTGGTACTGATGACGATAAATTCTATGCTGATGATAATATTTCTTCACTTGTAGATGTAGCTACCATCGCTTTAGCAAGTGGCTATTATACGTTTAGAACATCATTATCATTAGTTCAAGCCTTCCCAGTTGATTTGGCTACTAATTCAATCATTGCCCAATTAAGAGGTAACTATGCCGATTATTTAGCAGACAAGGGGGCGTTCGATGGCGATAAACCCACTTGAATTTAATGAACGTGCTGAATTTGGTGTTGAAGGAACAACTGGCTACAATCCTAAGAATGGTAACGCCATAAAAGGATTTGTGGCATCGTTTTCAAGATGGTTTGGTTATCGCACGCAGTCTTTGAATCAGCAATACACGTTTATGGGTAACTCAATTACTGATACTAAACTAATTGCAATACGACATGATGATGCAGTAAACAAATCATTAAACGTTAGAATTGGTCAAGATATTTACGATATTATTTTGATTAGCTCTGACGACCGTTCAGCGCGAGAAACATTTGATTTGCTCACCTTGCAGAAGGTGGTTAAAAATGGCTAGTCTATCTGAACAACTTGATGAAATGTTGAAAGAAGTAGGCGGTGTTGTTAACTTGACGATCGAAGAACGTGAAGAAATAACACAGGCCGGTGCTGATGTATTGGCTAAAAACTTGAAGCAGGCTACAAAAAATGCTGGTCACTACAATGCTAATCGTAAAATTGGTAAAATGACCCACTTGGCTGATAGCGTAGATATTGGTAATTTAGATGGAACTAAGTCAGATGGCAGTACAGCGGTTGGATTCACTAAAAAAGATGCCAATCATGCTCGTATTGCGCACTTCCTGAATGATGGTACACGGTTTATTCAAGGAGATAGTTTCATTGATGATGCCAGAGACAAATCGCAAAAGGAAGTTTTAGAAGCACAATCGAAAGTGCTTAAAAAAATACAAGAAAAGAAACGAGGTAGTTCATGACAGTAGTAATGGATACCTTCAATTTAATTAAAGAACATGTAACTTGGACAGATGGTGTTTATCCTAAGTTAATTCCCAAAGAGGTGCCTGCTAATCAGACATCTCTTTTAATTAGGGTTGCATATAGTAATCTTGGTAGTTATGGTAATGATACATTCAATACCATTGAGCAGAACGTCATCATTCAAATTTATTATTCACTAGATAGTGACTTGGATTATGACGAAGTAGAAATTGAATTGATGAAGTTCTTAACTTCTAAAGGTTACACGGTTAATGACATTAAAGGTCGTCAAACTGACCCAGACACTGCACAGGATTATCAAACTATTCAAGTTACACGAAACAAAGTTATAAAGGAGAAATAACATATGTCATTAGGTATTGCAGGGGCAAAGATTGCTCTGGTAGATAAAAACGGTATTGTGCTTACTGGAACGGACGGTATTTTTAAGTATACTGACCAAGCTGCAACGGACAAGTCAGGAATTTTCGACATTACAGTTGACAATTCCTATGGTGTCGCTTCATTAGCGCTTACTAACTTAGTTGGATCTGCAACAGATATTCCTGGAAATAACAAGATTGTTTACAAGGCAGCTGGTAAAGGTTCAGCGCAAACAGTATTAACTGTAAACGCACTACCAAATGAAATTAAAATGGCAGCGCTTGGAATGTCGTCAGATAGTAAGGGTGGTTACACTATTACTGGTAAACAAAATTCAAATGTCCGTCTTGCTATTTTAGCTGAATCTTCAGAATCATTTGACGAGTCCAAGCCTTTATATGTCGGAATGTTCATGGGTAATGCTTCTGAAGCGTCGAAAACTCTGACTTCCAACAGTGCAACAGAATCACGTACACAGGACGTTTTGACCATTGCACAATTAGAACGTGGTGATGACGGATTTGGTAAGTATTACTTTAGTACGGCATCAAAGTTTAATGAAGCAGCTATGTTGGCAGATGTCTTCAAGACCGCTGCTACTGGTGGTACAACAACAGACGGCGGTCATTAATCTTTACAAGTCACGGAAGTGGCTTTTTATTATGTCTCAAAACGAGGCTCCAAAACAAAATATTAGGAGAAAAATCATGTCAGTAAAAATTAATGTTGCAAAAGAATTGGGAATCAAAAAAACAATCGAAGTGGAGCCAACTAACAAAGTTGTACGTGACACTTGGAAAATTCAAAAAACACAAGTGAAGATGAAGATTAAACAAGCATCAAGAGCAGACAGCGAAGACGCTATTGAAGAAATGCTCGATTTGATGCTAGCTACTCAAGATGAAATGATTTCATACATCATAAATACCCTTCGATTGACATCAGCACAAGCAAAGAAAATTGATGATATGACATTTAACGAAACTGTTGATTTAGCTAATAAAATTAGTGCGGAAATTTTAGGTATTAAAACAGTTGAGGCGACTGAAGAAGAAGTGGGTTTAGAAGCCTAAGAGAAAAATTTGATGCGCTTGATACGGCCATAAAAGATTTTGATTATAACGAACAAAATGTTTTAACAAACCTACACATATTACCGTCTGAATTTGAACAAGAAAATTTTTATCGTTTGAATGAAGTGCTGAGCGCTCAAAGTCAAGAAGAAAGGCCAATGACTGGTTCACAGTTTATGAAATCAATGGGGATTGATCCAGATACAGCAGAACAATCTATTTAGGAAGGAGATAAACAATGGCTAAACAAATCGTTAATGAAATGGCTACTAATTTAACACTTGATTCAAACAGTGCCTCACAAGCATTAAAAGAATTAACGCGTGAAGTCAAAAATAGTAGCGCTGAAGCTAAAATATTGGAAAATCAGTACAAGGCTTCAGGAGATGCGGTTAGCTCCTCCAAAGCTAAATACGAAGGACTGCAAAGTACCTTAGAAGCCCAAAAGACTAAAATAGAAGCCCTTAAAAGTGGTTTGGATAATGTAAACACAAGCACCAAGAAAGGACAAGATTTACAGCAATACCTTACTAATGAGTTGGCAAAAGCAGAACGTCAATATGCTTCTTATAACGGACAACTTGAAAAAGCTAAACAAGCTTATACCTATCAAGAATCAGGATTAGCTAAACTTAATAGCGAATTAAAGCACGGAAATGATCTAACTGAGGCTAGAGTTCAGAAATTACAGGCAGAAGGTCGTGAAGATGAAGCTAATAAAGTTAAGCTTGAAAACCTTAAGAACGTTCAAAAGAATTACACAGAGCAGTTATCCATCCAAAAGACAGAACTTGGTAAGTTAGCTGAATCGGGCGATAAAAATTCAGATGCCTACAAAAGGCAAGAATTAAGAGTTGAGCAGATGTCTGCTAAGGTAGCTGAATCTACACGTGACATCAAGCATTTTAATAGCACAGAAATCAAACCAGAGACTAGAGGTATCTCATCTGCTAAAAATAAGCTAAATGAATTAGATGACAAATTAACAAGTACGTCTAGTCATTTCAAGTCAGTGTTCCTAGGTAACTTAGCAGCCAATGCTGTTACTAATGCCTTCGAATCAATGAAGGAAAAGCTTTCAGAGACAGTACAAGGCGCCATAGAATATAACAAGCAAATGCAAGTTATGGATGCCACTTGGACTACTCTAACGGGCGATGCTAATAAGTCTAAGGAAATGGTATCAGGTATCAAGAGCATATCTACTGCTTTTGGTCAGACTACCGACTTAACTAACGAACTTGAACAGCAATTCTACCATATCTTCAACCAAAAAGAGCCTACCGAACAGTTAACTAAGTCTGTATTGACTATGGCTGATACAATAGGTCTTTCATCAGAAGCTACAGAGCGTTTGGGTCTTAACTTCACTCACATGATGACCTCATCAAAGATGCAATTAGGTGATTTCAACGTTATTACCGACCAGTTGCCAATGTTTGGTGAAAAACTGTTAGAATTCGAACAGGAAGCACAGCATAACACTAACTTAACTATGTCCCAGCTTCGTGATCAGATGTCAGCTGGTAAAATATCAGCCGAAGATGCTGAAAAGGTTATGAATGAACTGGGTGATAAGTATAAGACAGCCAGTGAAAACATGTTACAGACAGCATCAGGTATGGAACGTGTTATATCAGCCCGTGGTGAAGCATTAGCTGGTGCCTTGATCAACCCTATTATGACTGCTAAAAACCCATTATTTGGAGCAGTTTCAAAGTGGGTTTCTGATGATAGGACGGAAAAAGAATTTAACAAAGTAGGTGAATCAATATCTCATGCCTTTAGCACAATTACAGAGGCATTTGGTAAAGAGTTCAAGGCAAAAGACTTCACAGAAGCTGCTAACAAGTCCCTAGAGGGCATGGCAAGTAACATAGAGCGTTTTGGTGATTACATTGCTAAGCACAAGGATTCTATTATAGGGTTTTTTAGTGCAACTAAGGACTTATCAGGCACAGGCTTTAGTGTTATGGGTGACACCCTTAAGATAGCTATGCCTTTGCTAGAAGACTTAGGACAATTTGCTCAGAAACACCCAGAGCAGTTTAAGATAATGGCTGAATCAATTATAGCTATTAACCTAGCATTCAAGGGTATGCATGGCGCGGTTAAACTAGCCAACACAGTGTTAGATACATTCAGTGGTTTAGCTAGTGGTATCAAATGGGGCGCTAAGGTACTTGGTATTGAAGCTGAGACTAAGGCAATACAAGAGCAAAATACTGTACTGATGGAAAATAACGCCTTATCAGCAGGAGGTGGCGTAGGTGGTACTGCTAAAACAGTTGCCACAGAAGCAGGCACAATAGGCTCTAGGGCTGCAGGTGCAGGCGGTGCCATATCAACAGCTGGTAAAGTATCTAAGTTAGGTACAGTTGCTTCTATAGGTGGTCAGGTTGCAAGTAAGGTAGTAGCGCCTATAGCTGGATTATTTACTGCTATTGATGTTGGTGATTCTATTTACAAGGCTGTAACCTCTAACAAGTCACAAGAGAAGCTTAAGGCTGCTGGTAAAGTATCTGGAACAGCTATAGGCGGAACAATTGGCGCTGTACTTGGTTCAGTAATACCTGGAGCAGGCACAGTAGCAGGTGGAGTATTAGGAGCTTCTATTGGTGATGCCTTAGGAAGTACTAAGACAGCTGAAAAAATAGTAAGTAAGTTCCATAACACCTTTAAGGATGCTTTTAAAAAGCAACCAGAAATAAAGATTAAGGCACCTAAGCTAGATACTAAGTCAGCTTATGAAGAGTTAGATAAGGCTTCTAAGAAGTACTATGACAAAAAGGCTGAAAGAGATTTAGCTGATATTAAACTGTTAAGAAAAAACGGCTTAATGTCTAAGGAAGAGTACGCAAACAGACTAAAGGATATTCAACAGGAAGCTGATAAAGGTAAGAGAGTTGAACAGCTTAGCCAGGAAGACCGTACTACCTTATCAAAGTATTATGCAACCCAACGCCAGAAGTTAGAAGAGTCGTTTAACAAGAAAAAGCGTGATGATACCAAGTCATGGGATACAAAAATAGCCAATGATGCAGCACTCTATGGTGCTAAGTCATATCAAGTTAAACAAGACCAGAAAAAGAAAGAACAAGCCTTAGAAAAGGATGACCAAAACAAGAAGAAAGCTATTAATGACCTCACGGTTAAAAATGCTACTAAAACATCCTTAGAAGAGGCTAAAGCACATGGTACAGCTACTCAAAAGATAGAGGTATCAAGTAACAAACAAAAAGAAATATTAAACAAGCTTGTCGATGCTAAGGGTAAGCTCACTAACAAAGAGCTACAAGACTTACTTAACAAGAGTCAAAAAGAATATAACACTGTTAAAGAAAATGCTGATAAGAAGTATAAAGCTGCTAAGGATGCTGCAGATAAGCAATATAACTCAGTAACCAAGGCAGCTGAAAAGCAATATGACAAAGTTAAAGATTCTGCTGATAAAGAGTATAAGCATGTTAAGAAAGCTGCAGACGACCAGTACGAAAACGTTAAGAAAGCTGCAGAAAACCAGTACAAAGCTGCTGAAAAGAGTGCCAACAAGCAATACGAAGCCACTGTAAAGGCTGCAGAAAACCAGTACAAGGGTAACAGCAAGTGGGCACAGGAACAGCGTAAAAAGGTTGCTGATGAAGCTAACCACCAAAAAGCGCAATCCATTGACCACGCTGTAGACCAATATAATGGCACAGTCAAGCAAGCATCAAAGCAACATAATGATGTACTTAGTAAGGCTAAAGATCAGCATAAAGATGTTGTTGACAAAGCTAATAAGCAAAAAGAAGACGTTATCAACAAGTCAGTAGACCAGTATAACGGAGCCCTTAAGTCAGCAACAAAGCAACGTGATGATGTTGTAGATAAAGCACGTAAACAACGTGATGATTCTACGAATGCTGCTAAGGAACAGTCACATGGTGTTGTTAGTCATGCTGTAGCACAAGCTAATAGCTCAATGGAAGCTGCTTCTAAACAAGGTAAAGGTACTAACAATATCTGGAGTAACATAGGTGAGTTTTTCAACGGACTTGTTAAAGGGTTCGGTGTTAAAGGTGTCGATGTTACTAAAGGTAACTACAGCTACACGCCTATGGGTATGCCAGCCTATGCAACTGGTACTGATGGTGCATCAGGTGGTCAAGCCTTAGTAGGTGAAGCAGGTATTGAAGCCCGTTATTCACCATATTCAGGCAAGATAGACCTACTAGGTCACAATGGTGCTCAGGTTGTTAATCTTAAACCTGGTGACAAGATTTTGAATGCTAGTGATACGGCTAAACTATTCCAAGGTGGATTAGGTAAGACATTACCAGGATATGCTAAGGGTACTTCTAGCCTAGAGTCATTCATTAGTTCAGTTACTAAGGGTGCTAGCAATATTTGGGACGATGTTTCAGATGCAGCTAGTGATGCCTTATCTAAGATTACAGACCCTATCAAGAGCCTTACAGAAATAGCTACGAAAGCCTTTGATGTTAACTCAATACCAGAAGTTGGTGATATAGGTCATGCCTCATCTAAAGGTATGGTTGACGAAAGTATCAAGGGTGTAGGTAACTTCCTAAAGAAACTCATATCAAGCAACAACTCTAACACTGGTGACGGTGGCGGAGGTAAAGGCGCACCCTCAGGTAGTGGTGTAACACGCTGGCGTTCACAAGTTGTAGATGCCTTAAAGGCTAACGGACTTTCAACAAGTTCAGGCATGGTTGATAAGGTGCTACGTCAGATTCAAACTGAATCAGGTGGTAACGAAAAGGCTGTACAGGGTAACATTGGTGACGTTAACAACGCATCAGGTGACCTAGCCAAGGGTCTTATGCAGGTTATTAGTGCTACATTTAATGCCTATAAGTTCCCAGGACACAGCAACCCATTTAACGGCTATGACTCATTGCTAGCAGGTCTTAACTATGCTAAGCACACCTATGGTAATGATTTATCATTCCTTGGTCAAGGTCATGGTTATGCAAACGGTGGGCTTATCACGAAGCATCAGATTGCTGAAATTGGTGAAGGTAACCAACCAGAAATGATAATACCTTTGGACGGTATGAAGTCTTCACGTGGATTTGAATTGCTTGGCAAAACAGCAGTCGCAATGGCACAACGTGATGGGCTTACAGGTTCTAGTGCAGCTAGTGATAGTTCAACTTTAGAAGCCAAGATTGAAAAAGGTAACCAATTATTAAATTCAATGGTTCAACTATTGTCAGGTATCTTAGGTCAAACTACGGAAGCGAACCAGTCAGTAGATAATATTGCTATGAATAATTTTTCTAAAGCTGTGATAGCTAGAGCGGTTAGATCAGCTAATTAAACCAAAAACTCGCCAATAAATACACAATACTTCGGGGCGGGTTTTAGAAAGGAGTACATATGAGTATGTTCGTGCTAAATAACGCACGTGGTGAAAGTGTTGATTTAAATTCTGAAAATTTATTTGGTAACACACCAACAGGATTGGGAACGGTGTTTACAAACACTTACAGTCAATATGAAAGTTATTTTAAAGCAACTAAAATAAATATTCAGCAAGGACAGATGCAATTAAATATATTGTTTGGGGATGTTGAAAGTCGAAGTTACCAAACCTTTAGTCAGTTCTCCACATTCTTATCTTTTCAGCCATTGACATTGCTGTATAAAACCGGTGTTGATACTTGGCATCGCGATGCAAGATTGACCAGTTTAACTAAGACAGAAATAGGCGGAACGACAGTATTACAAACCGATAAATTATTTGAACAGTTCACAATAGAGTTCATAAACCCTTGGTATAACAACAAACAAGGCAGATACAAGACGTATAACATTGACACAGGTCTAGCCATTTATGGCTCAGGCTTTTTTAATGAACAAGGTAATTTTAATCAGAACTTGATACTACAATCATCAGGTGAAAATGCATCAGCTGATTCAAGACCTAATTTATCAGGTGTAACAAATAATAATATCAACTCAACTATTTCATATGAATCTGATGGTATAACACTTACTTATTCTATGAATAACTCATGGGATTGGTACTACGCTTTAGCAGAAGCATGGGCTAATATGTCTGATTCAGTACTTAGTTTTGATAAGACTTACACAATCTCAGTCGATGTAAAAGGTACAGTTCCAGGTGTGGCATTCAGAGTTAATAATACATTCTCACCTACCACAAAGATTAATAATGACACGTGGACTAGAGCAGTTTACACGTTTAGTATCCCTAACTTAACAGGTGATAATCTAAATAAATTCTACATTCGATTAAATGCAATGAATGGTAACGATAATAACCCTACAGGATTCGTTAAGGGTCAAACACTTAGATTCAGGCACTTTAAGTTAGAAGAAGGCGACACGGCCACAGCTTACACAAGTGCCCCAGAAGACGGTGTAACAGATGCAAATATGAAATATGGATTTGGATTCATGGGCTTGGCTTATGACGATGAAAACGGTAATAAGCCTTATGTAGATGAGGCGCAAGTAGATATAACAAGTATTGAATAAAGGAGGTGATACTTTGGCATACCAACCAACAGACTGGGAACACGGCGATATAATCACAGGCGGAAAATTAAATAAAATTGAAAAAGAGCTAACGCATGTGGCTGATAATGCTACTTATGGATTTGGTGGTGCTCAATTATCAAGTGATGGCTTAACCCCTTTTAGTTATATCAATGCTGGTGACCCCATGCCTGCTAACCCACAAAAAGGTGATACAGTATTCCTTAAAGATAGTAATGACTTCCTGATTTACTCCTACAATGGTGAAGATTGGGTACTTAAAATAGACCCAGATTTAAGCAATCGTATTGAAGAGACTATCAAGACAGCTTCTGATAACACAGATAAAGCTATTGCTGATAATAACACCCAGATTAACGAAACAATTAACCAGGTAGCAAAAGAACAGGCTGATTTAGCTATCAAAGATGGTGATTTCAACAACAAGGCACAAGCTATGGCTGATAAAGCCTTAAGTGATGCCAAAGCTAATACTGCACAAGTTGCGCAAGATACGCTGAACTCAGCAAATAAAAATTTAAATGATGCAAAGACATCATTAACATCTGATTTGCAAAAAGAAATTTCTGACCGTACAGACGCCGTAGCTGCTCTGGATACGAAAGCTAAAGGGTATGCAGATGATGCTAAGAAATCAGCTACTGATGGAATAGCACAAGAGGCTAAGGATAGAGCTACAGCAGTATCTGCAGTCGACAACAAGGCTAAGGGCTACGCAGATCAAGCTAAGCAAGACGCCGTAGATACAGCAACAAGTGCAGATGGGGTTATTAATAAGAAAATTGATGACACGGCTTCAAGCTTAACGTCAACTATAAGTCAAAATAAAATTGATGCTAATGGTAAAATATCTACTGCACAATCAACAGCAACTCAAGCTTTAAATGGCCTATCTACTAAAGTTGAAAATACTGACTATGACAAGAAAACAGGTGATTTAACTACTCAGCTAAACGCAACAACAACAACTGCTAATCAATCAAAACAAGATATTGTAGATATAAAAAATACAAATTCTAGTCAAGATTCTAAAATTAATGGTATTGTTTCAGATGCTACCAAAACACAACAAACTATTAGTGATATTCAAAAATCACAAAGTACACAATCAGATAAGCTTAATCAGATAACAACTGATGTAAATGGTACAAAACAGGAAATTACTGACATACAGACAAAAGACGGTCAACAAGATACTCGTATGGGTACCATTGAAACATCTGTGTCTGGAGTAAAATCTGATTTTAGCACTTATAAAACAGACGCTAACGGTCGTATCAGCACAGCCCAAACAACTGCTCAAACAGCGGTAGATGGATTGAAGACAAAAGTTAACCAAACGGATTACAACATCAAGACTGGTCAATTGACTACTGATGTCAACTCGGTTACGCAAACAGCTAATCAATCCAAACAGGATATTGTTTCCATCAACCAAAAAGATGGCCAACAAGATTCCAGAATGAATACAATTGAAACAGACGCTAACGGAACGAAACAAACCGTAAGCAATATTCAGACTGTTCAAGGTCAACAATCAGGCTCAATTAGCACATTGCAACAGAGGGCTGACGGATTTGACGCTACTGTTACTAAAGTCAATAATCTGGCCGTTGGTGGTAGAAACTATTGGTCTTTTACAAATAAAATTGATGGACAACTAATATATCCAGATGGAAGTATTACAAATTCCGCAAGTGGACTAACGGCATATAACCCAAACTATTTTGATATTAAGCAAGGGCAAACTGTTTGGGTGACTATCTATAATACGATATCTACTAATAATGCAACTTTAGCTGGTCGTTTGGTTTACTATGATAAAGATAAAAACTTTATAAGTAGTACTAGTGATATTGCTATTACACAGGGTAATTATAAAAATATAGCCCCTAGCAACTCCGCGTATTTTAGAATTAGCCTATTCAAATACACTAATATCAAAATAAAAGTAGAAGTTGGAACACTTTACACGGATTGGACGCCAGCTCCAGAAGATGTAGATAGTGCAACTGCTAAAGCGCAACTAACTGCCGACCAAGCAAATACTAGTCTAAACGCTTATAAAACTGACGCAGATGGACGTATAACTAAGGCGCAATCCGATATTATTCAGACAGCTAAAGATGTTACAACTAAGGTTAGTCAAACAGATTACAATGCTAAAACCGGACAGTTGTCAACGGACGTTTCTAACGCGCAACAAACCGCGAATTCTGCTGTTACTACAATTGGATCGTATAAGACTTCAAATGATAACAGAGTAGCCGCCGCGGAAACTAAGATATCTCAAAACGCCAACGCCATCACATTACGGGCTACTAAATCGGATTTAGACACTGCAAAGTCTGACTATACAGCTAAGGTTGCGCAGGTACAATTAAATGTTGACAGTGTAACAACCAGCGTCTCTAATATCAATACCAAAGTTAATAATTTATCGGTAGGTGGTCGCAATTATTGGTCATTAACTAATAAAATCGACACAAAGTATATTGAACAAGACGGAACTATAAAAACATCGGGTTCTGGATTGACCGCTTACAACCCAAACTATTTCGCTGTAACGTCAGGAAGCACAATTATTGTTTCAATATTAGATACTGATTTTAGCGCGCCAACCACTCTAGCTGGAAGAATAGTGTACTATGATGCAAATAAAAACTTTGTTTCCGTTAGTGCTAATATTCCTATTACCAAAGGAGTATATCCTAAAATTATTCCAACAGGAGTATTCTATTTCCGTATTAGCTTGTTTAAATATACCGATATACGAACTAAGGTTGAGATTGGCAATATACCAACGGATTGGACACCCGCTCCAGAAGATACAGACAATAAATTTTCTGCACAACAAGTGACAATAGATGGGATAACTAACACTGTTTCAAGCCAAGGTAGTTCGATAAATTCCTTAACTACAAGGGTGCAAACGGCTGAGGGTACATTAAGTACTGCGACGAATAATATCACTGGATTGCAATCTAAACAGACTCAAACGGCTAACCAGATTACGCAGGAAATATCAGACCGTACTAACGGAGATTCAAACACGTTGCAGAGTTCTAAGGACTTTACAACAAGTTCAGTATCTAGTGCGGTCAATGGAGTTAACTCAACTATCACTCAAACCAGTGACTCACTCATTGCAAAGATAAATACTAAAACTGATTCAGATACAGTATTATCAATTCTAAAAGATAACTGGAGCATTGGTATCACTGATAATATCAGCAAAATTACTAGTGGCATTGTTGGTAATGCATCTCAAATGAGCATTATCAGTAAAAATGTGACGATTGATAGCCCCAATACTCAAATTAAGGGTACTGCATGGATACAATCAGCAATGATTGCTAACGGTGCTATAGGTAGCGCACAGATTGGTGATGCAACAATTACCAGCGCTAAAATAGCTACCCTAGACGTGGCTAAGTTAACTGGTAATGTTTCTAATTTCATCCAGTCAAACTGGAATGGGTTATATCAGTCAGTGAAGATTAGCCCAATAGGCATGACTATTAGTACATCACAAGGTAGTACAGCTCAATTTAATCAAGATGGATTAGTGTTAGATGGTGCTTTAGGTACTACAAACGTCCTAAACGGGCAGATTGAATTGATTAGCTCATCAAATGAGTATCTAGGTACATTCCAACATGAAACAATGCCAGAGCATGACAACGTAGACTATCTAATGATTAAACTAGCTGGATGGCATACATCTAAGCCAGAAGATTCAGACTATGACTTAAACTCAGACAGTTCTAACACCATTAGAGGTGGCGATGGTATTGGTTTCGGTGTAACTAACAGTGTAGGTACTTATGATATGAAAATGTCATGGGATTCTAGCCTAGTAGCAGGATATAAGGGACGTAAAGCAGGGTGGCATGTTGAAGACATCATGACGTGGCACCAACCAACTTACTTTGAGGGTGGTTTTGACGTAGCACAACAATTTAGTTCTACAGATAGAAGAGCGTTGCATATCCAAGGAGCAACATTATCAAACGGGCATAAATGGTTTGGCTTCTTTGATACACCATCACAGGCTGGCTTTGGTACTGACGACACAAATGATGTTCTATTTTATGTCAAAGGTAAAAGTTATAGTTTGTACACAATGTTAAACAAATTAAGCATGTTGTAAGAGAGGTAAAAAATGCAACCAAGACAGGAAGACGTAATTAACAATTTACTGCAACAACTGACTAATCTAACTTACGTTAACGCACAGTTACAGTCAGTTGTAGCGCAATATCAAGCAAAAGAACAAGCACAGTCAGAACAAGAAGAGGAAATTAAATAATGACAATTAATAAAAGTGTATCAATCAACGCAACTTCACAAACAACAGATGGTCAAGCAATTGCTTACTTTAGCGCTAATGTTTCAGATTCAGGAACATCAAGCAACATGACAATCCAGAATCAAGATTTGTATGAAGCTAATAAGTTACAAGTGCGCAAAGATAAGACTGATTTCGATAATGCGGTTTATGAAGTGGAAGATGCTCAACCATCTACAACAACAGCAGGATAATACAATACCCCTTTTGGGTGTACATATTTGATATGAATAGGAGGTTTAAATGGCTACTAAATATGGATTTGTTTACTTTGAAAGCAATGTAACAGGGCGTGAAAAAGCGATCACGTTAGACAACAACAGTGAATATTATGGCGTTCAATCAGGTAGCCCATCCTTGATAACTATCACAGGTAGATGCAACGTCTACCCAGAATGGCAGATTATCCAAGATGGTGCAGTGGTTGGTAAAGCTAAATTTAGCTTATATCTAGCTGATAACCAGAGGTTAATCGTTAGTTCTTATCCAGAAGACCAGTACGCAAGAGTGTATAACACAGATGGCACGTTCAGTGATGTTAGTCAATTAGCAGACTTTTCAGTTAACAACTATCTAAGAGTACCAGAAGGTACATCAACTCTATTGGCTTATTTAGATGAAAATGCACAGCTGGATGTGACATTCAAAGAAGAGAGGCTAATAGTATGAGTTTGGCGCTTGATATTACAGTGTTTGATAGTGCTAAAATAGTTATAAAAGGTACCTATAAGTTATTCAGCTATGATATTCAGATGGATGCTTTAAGTAATGCTACCAGTTCATTCACGATTGATAAGAACACTAACATTATGACAGGTGATTATGTAGCTGTTAGACCAAACAATAGCACTCATCTAATGTACTACGGGCAGATAATTACAGTAGATGTAGATGATTCTAGTAACCTTATGACGTTATCAGCTAACTATATTTGGAATCTGTTAAACGGTGACATTATTGTGGGTAGCAAGAGTGGTGATAGCTATGAATCCCATATATTAAAGCTAACAAACAACTATATTAACTCTAATGCAGGTACTAACTTACTCAATAAGGGACTTACCAACTCGACTAACACAGCCTTTCAGGTTACCTCATCAGACGGAATCAGTACAAGTAATTTTATAGATTACCTAATCAGGGGATTCAAACTACATAATACAGTGTTTGAAGTAACAGGAATAGGACAAGACATCTCTAACGGGGTGCCTTTTTATTATCCAAAAATTGACTTTCATCAGGTAAAAGACACTTGGAATTTTAAAAATGATGTTTATGATTTCAATAATTGGGTAGTTAGTGATTCCAGGAATCTACGAAATTACAATAATGAGTTATGGATTGTAGACCAGGCAGGCACCAACATGGAAAGCCCTACAGTATTATCACGTTATTGGCTTACTAAAGATGGATCTATAAGTAAGAGCCTTACAGATAACGTTGCTAAGCCAACACAGGTACAGGTATATCTATTTGATAAGACGGCTACTGATAATCCTACTTATGATTCAATAGCACAAAGTAATCTATCAGCTAATGCTTACTCTCATAGTATTCAATTTAGCGCACAGTTAGGAAACAACTTCCTACCCCTAGAAAAAGTAAAGCTAGGGCTACAATCAAATATTTACTACGACAACACACAATATAAGTCAGTGCTTACGGCTTATTCAATCGACAGTAGCTCAGAAGTGGTTAACCTAACTTTTGGAAACTTACGCTTTGGACGAAATGACTTATTCAGCACAACAAATTAGGAGGAATAGTAATGGCCATAACAATGTATACCAGTGATCGTGCTTTTGTCACACCGCGCGAAGTGGCATCAGCACAATCAGCTCTAGGCGGGGATACTTCAGGGGTTCTGAAAAGAGGTAATCAATTAAAAATTACAGTCAATGGGCTAACGGCAACCGTTGACACAGGGCAAGTAATCATTTTAGGGCGATTAGTCGAGGTTATAAGTCCTACACAGGTTACACTACCAGCTAACTCAAATGGTAATCTTTGCATCGTTGTAGACCTTTCAAAGGCTAACACAGTACAAGGACAAGCAGGACAACCCAACTATTACCCAACAATCAATCAAGTGTATCTTGGCACTGTTACAGGTGATTTAGTGCAAGAAGACCTCAACAATGGCGGATTCATTTATGAATTACCATTAGCTACATTTTCAACTACTGCTACATCAGGAACAGTAACACAAAGCAATCCAATGCTTAATGATTCGGGTTGGTTAAACCTAGATATTGCATCAACAGGAGCTAAATTGTGGTCTGATAATGGTAATCCTTGCTATGCACAATATCGTGTTAGAGATAACGTTGTGTTCCTACGCTGGCGTGGCGTAGACGTGGGTAAAGCAAATAACGGTAACCAGATTGGACGTGTACCATGGAGCCTGCGTCCAGATGTAGAAATTGCATCAGCATCAAGTGACATTGGAGCAACCTCAATTTATCCAGTTATCAGTTACATAAACGATACAACGACTTTATGGGTAAAAGTTGTAGATAATCATAACGGTAATTTGGTTGGTTCTATGAGTTATCCACTGCCAGTAGGACGTTAAGGAAGGGAGGTGAACGAATGCAAATGCCACATGATTTGTTGGGTTGGCTAAGTGTGGGGTCTATTCTTCTGGGTGGTTTGTGGTGGGTATTGAAGAATACCATTGTGAACTCAATTAATGGATTGAGAACGGATATCGCTAGCTTAAAAGACGAGCTAAAAATATCTAACAGTATCACGGACAACCATGAGATACGACTCACTAAATTGGAAACGTGGAAACACGACAAATGGGAGGTTTGAAAATTGAATAAATTAAAACGATGGGTAGTCGCTTCACTTGGAGCGGTTGCCTTTTTTGGTGCAATGATTACAGGTGTATCTGCTAACACTAATGGCATTGATGTTGCTAGTTATCAAGGTGATACCACAAGTTATTTCAACTCATTTAAGCAAGTTGGTGATAACTTCACTATGGTTAAGCTTGGCGGAAGAGGTGGCGGTGAGGGTACTCATTATAGTAACCCGAAAGCCTACGCACAAATTCACAATGCTGATGCCGTTGGTATGCAAACAGGTGGTTATTTTTGGGGTGAGTTCGGTGATGATGTAACTGATGCCAGTTATTCTGCTCAATTAGCTGTACAAGATGCAACTAATGCAGGTTTGGCCAAAGGTAGTTATATCGCTTTGGATTATGAAGCAGGTGCAGGCGCAAACAAGGCCAACAACACCACGGCTATTCTAGCGTTCATGGATCAGATTTATGCATCTGGTTATAAGCCAATGTTTTATAGCTATACTAGCTACGTGAACTCATATGTTGATTTGAGCCGCATTAATGCCCGTTACCCTAATGCTTTGTGGTTAGCTTGGTATGCAACGACAGCTCATCAAGCAACGCCACCTATGCAGTACTTCCCACAATACTCAAATGTGAAGATTTGGCAATACGCTGATAATCACTATGGTGTTGATGGAAACGTGATGGTGCAAGGTTCATTGGATAATGACAAGCCAGCTGAAAAAGTAGCATCAAAGCCAGCTCAATCAACCAACACACCATCTACACCAGCTAAGACACAATACGCTACATTTAGCGGTGTATACGTAGCTGATTACTGGACTAAGTACAATAACAAGATGTACGGTGTCAACATTGATATGAGCATCAAGCCTATTGATTACAACAACTATATTCCTATTTCAGCCATGACTTTGACCGATAAATATGGCAATAAGTTGAGTAATCAGTATATCCAAGGTAATAACGGACGTATGGAATACTTCACTTTGAATGGTAAGTACAAGGTGATTAGCCAAACAGCCACAACTATCAATGTTGAAATTGGCGGTGAACCAGTCAGCATGATGAAGGCGTTTGCCACAATCAAATAAGGAGAAATAATGACATTTAATTTAGATTCAAATATCGCAATTCTAGTGATCGTGTGGTTAATTGTGCAGGTGTTGAAGCCCACCAAAATTAATAATCATCTGTTACCTTTAATTGCCGTAATTGTAGGTGCATTGGTAGCGATTGGTCTATCGTTTTACACCAAAGACACAAAGTTAGTTCAAGACATTGTTCTAGGGGTATGGGCTGGTTTTGCTTCAACTGGATTGAATGAAACAGCTACTAAATCTATCACATCAATTATTGATGGTTTTGCTAATGGTTTTGGTAAGTCAGAAGATAACAAAACTGAATAAAATAAAAAAGCCAACCGGATTATTTCCGGTTGGCTTTTTTAATGCAATGATTTAATAATTGAAAAGTCCTTGAAGCCTATTATGTTAGCCATTTCATCACGATTATATAACTGAGTTTTCACACATAAAGATTTTAATGATTTTCGAACATCATCCCATTGATATTTTGGATTAATGTTATGTACCAACATGTTAATTGTCATTACTATGACACCGAGTTTAAATGATCTGTGATTGTCTTGATCAATAAAAATATAGCTTTCTAGCTCATTGTTTAATAACGGCTTTTTTCTTAATGATATATTGACTAGGTTTCCATTATGTGCACAAACGTTTCTCACAAGATTGAGCATGCCTATCCATGATATCAATTCGTTATTAGTGCAATGATAATTATTTGCGATTTCTGACACAATTTCATTTTTTGCGCAATAAATAATACTGCACATTTGGCCAAAAGTTAAAATATTAACTCCGAGCCACACACTCGGAAGCCCCGCTTGGTTAAGGTTGATGTTATTATGCAAATCGGCGCTATTGCTTTTTTCCGTGCTGTTTTTTAATTCTTTAGTGAAAAAATATTGTTTTTCGAGGGTTTTAAAAGTGTCATGCTGGGTTCTGTCAATCCAATTTGCAAATTCCAAATAACCAAAAGCTCCATATCTGGTTCCTAATGCATAGGCTAATTGTGTTTTAATCGAAACCTCGAGCATTTCGATAGCATGAAGCAATCCCATTCGAAGATTTTTGTCTTGATAATAACGTGCTAATACTTTTGAAAATTCCAAATTATGATATATTCTATCACCTTGATCAGTTACTTCAAAAGGTTTAGCAAATTCTTTGATTCTGTAATAGCTTACTGTTTGAAGCGTATGTATTGATTCGTCTCTTTTATCAGAGTCTATAACCATACCGCGAGATTCTAATAATGAAAGCTGATTTTCAAAACTTAAATTGTCTGGCATATTCTATTTTTCCTCAATAAAAAGCCCCGTAGTCAGAGCGTATCTGCGCCAATTTAAAGGCTTACGGGGAGTTGTTATTTATGTCTTAATTATATTCCCGTCGCAATATACTGTCAATAGGGAAATAAAGTTTGCAAACAAGAACGTTTGTTCGTATAATGTCATAGAGGTGACATTATGAGCTATGATGACAAACTAATCGAGGAAATCAATAAACGTTTCACGAAGAAGAAAAACACCCTGTATTGGGTACGCATAGTCTACCAAAGATACTCTAAGCAGTTAAACGTGTTCTTTGAATACGCCAAAATAGGTATGGCCACACATTCAGAACAAATAGGTAGGTACGTTGAATCTGAAAAGGATCGTATGCCCGAATTAGCGAAGCGTATCAAGAAAGAAACAAACGTAAATGTGGAGCTTGGTGATTTAGAATAA